TTTTGTGAACAATTGTTTTATTCTTCTATCTCGGATACATTCCTCTCCTATGATCTTAGTAACTAGTTCTGAAAGTCTTGGATCCAAATTGTCCGTTGCTGCCTTATAATCCCCGCTTAGGAATTTTTCATCTTCCCTAAGCCTCCCAATCTGTTGTTCTAAGAACTCTGCGGTGATTTCTTCACCAATGAGTCTGAATACTCCAGATTTGTGGTTCTTAAGAGTCCTCCATAACCATTTTTGGAGTGGCTTAAGTGCGGTATATGTGCATACGGGCCCCTTGCTTATTACTCTTACTTTTAGAGCTTCTGCAAGTGCGACCAATTTGACCTTCTTTTCTTCTAGCATGGCTGTTTCTATTAAACGTTCGTAGAGAATACGGAACTTTTCAACTAGTGTAGATTCGTCTATCTCTACACTGCCGTTCTCTGAAATTATTTCTCGTAGGAATTTTCCTTGTGGTACTGTTAATCCCTTCAGTAGCTCCTCATCCTTCATAATATGTCCTATAGCACCACCTTCACTTCGTGTGGTTATATAGTTGGCGTTCGTACTCGGAAAGAATGGTTCAAGGGCATCGAGGTACGTATATTCTTTCCCTCTGAATATACTCCTTGTAACCTCTCCCACCTCTTCGTACAGTTCTTCGAACTGGTAACGTTTGAGTGGCTCTTTCCTAATTCCCCAAAGTACGTCTTCCATTCCTGGTTCCGCATGTTCGACTTGTCTGGTTAGTGCAGCGTATGCATCTAAGCAGGCTTGTTGAAGCTTTTCCGGACCTGGCCTTGACATTGCTCTCTTACTCGTCATGAGAGTTGCTATGATCTGATGAAGTCTTGAACGTTTTGATCTTCCGATTAAGTTCAACCACCTCCTACATCTGCCTCCTACTAGTGATTTCGGATCGTCGATTTCTCTGATGGCCTCTGGACATTTCGGTAATTCTTGGTCTAGACTCGCTGCTACAAATGCAGCGAGTTTATACTTATAAAAACCCAGCCAGTCCCCATTCATCTTTTCGACGCATTCCTTATGATGCTTGATCGTTCCTTCAAGTTTGTACCCACTTGAATCGAATCCCATCAGCTCAACGGATTTCACTATCCATCCTACACAGTTTACAACAAAGTCAACCTTCACCGGTTGCTTGACGACTGCAGCATTCTTTGCGGGTCGTATTCGTTGTGGGGGTTTTCCGCCTCCACCCATAGGCTTGGATGTCGCGTTTGCTACCGAC